CACATAAGGAGCAGGTTTTTATGGCTATGGGATAGTCTAGTCTGAAAAAACCAAAAGCACCGTATGAAAAATAGCGCAGCTGCTCGGAAATTGTGATGTGACTTTACGAAACCTAATTCCCTCGAATGTGAGGAAATTAAAACTCGGCAAATCATCACCTTATATAGCCGATACTGGTAACGTGTTCGGGGCGTGAGGGCGGTGCGAGTAATCAGCCGCTTAGCGCGCCATCGGTGTCCTCCCTACAGGTTGCCAGCACCAGTTCTGCGGTTGAAATTAGAACATATGGGGAAGTAATGAAACGCGAAACATTTATTGAAATAATAGCACATATTCAAGCACAGCAGCGCAGAGATAGCGAGATAAGTCAATTACTTGGTGGTATAACCGACGAAACCGCTGTCTACATAACACAACTAGTAACTAATCTGGTTATTACGCTTGAAGATGAGTTTAATGACGCTGACCAAACAATTAGCTGGTGGCTTTGGGATGCGCCGCATGCTGGCGAAGTGCCTGAAAGCTGCTATATTACTGACGAAAAACGCCGCAAAGAGTGGCATATCACGGATGCTGGCAAGCTTTATGATTATTTGGTCGAAATGCAGAAATAAGTTTACGGCGCAAAAGAATACGATAATGTCTAGAATTAAATCAGCCAAACGCTACAAGATATGGGGAAGTAGAGGCTTCTGTTGTAAGTTTGAAGACGGATGTAAAGCTGCATATGTAATCGCTAACAGAGTATTCCGCAGAAAAACCCGACAATATCTTAAGCTTGTTAAAAATGGAAGGGAAATAGAATAATGATACCTAAAATCGAATGGTGTAATTGGGTGTTTGACTATGTGGACACCAATAAATGGATGGTAAAACGTGATTGTTGCGATGACGAAATATTGCTTGTCCGAGGCGACAGCAGGAACTGGAAAGCGTATCAGGCATCGCTAAAGCCGTATCGTGTTGGAAGTTACCCTGACGCTGCATCAATATGTCCCAATTGTGGCAAATTTGTAAACGGTGTTAATCCATATGACGATGGTGAAACATGGATAAGAGTCAATTAAACCACTAATTTTGTGGACATAGAGAAAGGAAATCAATGAAACAAATCACAGTCATAGACGCTAGCAGCGATATCAAAAACAAACTCCCAAAAGAATATAGAAACATGAAAGTGAGGTTCTTCCAGTACAGTCTAGATGCGTTTTATTATAAAAGTGACGACATATCTATTCTCGCCGATTGCGAATACGAAGGGGGCGACAATTGTTATCCTCAAGAGTTGCTATACGAAGAGACCGTTGAAGAGTTATTCAACAGTAATGACTGGAGTATGTTTATTGTATTCGACAAACGTAAGGATGATAAAGATGAATAATCGCAAGAGAGAGCTTATTGAACACTTAGTAAGGTCAATTGACTATACAAAAGAAAGAATATTGTATTGGGAAAGGCTTAGAACGAGAGAAAGCTACGACATTTTTGTACGATTGAACGAAAGCGACGAAGAGAATGAACTAGTCAAAGTCGAATACAAAGACGATATCGTAAAGCGAATTATCGATGACTACAAGCGAAGCTTCAAAGAATATGACAAAGCACTGGACGAGCTGCTGGAGGAGAAATAATGACAGACGAAGATTTAATGGCTCGTATCAAGTTTGTTGTAGACAATCTATCTTTTAGGATCGGCGATTTAACCCTGATGTATGAGCATAAACAAGTTGACCCAGACGATTTTTGCAAAGAAGTCAGTTGCATAAAGAGCGATTTTGTCGAAAGTATTATGGATTTGATTAGCGAGTATGAGGAGTCGTTGGAGAAGAAATAATGTTTGAGTCGATACGAAAATCAATTGAAAAACAAAATAAACTGCTTAAAGAAATCTTGGAAAAGGGCTCGTTAGAAAGTGTCCTGAAAGATATAAATCCTGTCGAACCTAGTGTTACGTCTTTATATATGGACCCGTATAATTACGATGAAACGAAGAGGTGTGTGAACGGTAGTATCAGCTGGCGTATCTTAGAAATCGTAAGACTGTACGGAGAAGTAAAATATCTGACTGAGGCAATTCCAAGGCAGTACAAAGTCTTCAAACGTATTAAAGAGGAGGCTCCGAACGGTGTTGTATGTGAAGAGATAGACAATTTCATTAAAAGGTATGAGGAGGAGCATAAGAAATGAAAGACTTAACTTTTATAGAAGAACACCTTAAAACTAAAAAATATAATAATCCTGATTTTTTCATCTCCTGGAGTATTACGCTTGATGGAAAAATTGAATACTGGGTTAGGTTTTCTATGACAGATGATGAAGATGAGGACTATACTGATTATGTACAAGTTACTGGTGATAACTTAGAAGAAACCCTAGGTAAGATTGTTGAATATATAAAGAGTAGAAAACATTATAGCGACGGGAGATATTTATGAATAATGAAGATAAAGACCGTGCGAGATACGCAAAACTATATTGTGCGATAGTAGAGATCCTAGAGTCTTCTGGGTGTAAAGATTCGATACAATCGATTAAAGAAGTACTTTCAATTATAGTTTGGGTTGAGCAAGAGATTATGCAGGAGAAGAGCAGAACACTGTTATGGACAGCGAAGCTTATCGAAACAGAATACAGCAAATCTGAATACTTCCCACTCACTCATGTTCTTCAGCGAATAAAAGAAGAAATGATTAACAATGAGGCTGAGCTTCATCGAACTATAGCCAGCGAGGTTTCTCGCCTCAAAGAGGAGATTGTCGATGAAGGAAAACGTTGAAAGAGTAATAGACAGTCTTTTTGACGATTATCTGGAGAAGTTCAGAGCAGAACACCCAATTGATGAGTCTTTTATGGAACTTTATAATGGCTACAAGTCCGTCTGCATAAAAGCCCTCGTTGAATCTATTGACGAGAACGCAAAGGGACTTCTACAGTATGTATACGAGAGAAAGGATGGAATATTAGAGTGCAGAGAGCATATGAAGAAAATCTCTAAAAAAATAAGAATTAAATAAGAAAGAGCTTGCTGAATAATCTGTTATAATTAAATTACGAGCTAAGCTGCTTGATTGTCAGGTCGGGCAGCTTTTTTATTTGTAAAGATTTTTGATATTTCACTTGTCTACCTCTATTTATGCTATAATATAAGTACAGTATGTGAGTTGAAAGAACGCAACTCTGAATTAAAACGTTCTTATGTATTTTGAAAATGAGGTGGATATGGATAAAAAGCTAAGAAGACTGAATCCAAGACAAGAAAAGTTCTGTCGACTCTATGCTAGTGATAGAGAGTTTTTTGGTAATGGTGTTCAAAGTTATATAGAGGCGTATGAACCTGATCGGTCAAAACCTAATTGGTATAATGCCGCACGGACAAGGGCTTCTGAACTCTTGACAAAACGTAACATTCTTAAGAGGATAGACGAGCTGTTCGAAGCTGGAGGATTGAATGATCAGTATGTCGACAAGCAGATGGAGAAACTCATCACGCAGGACGCAGACTTCAAAGCTAAAATGGCAGCGATTCGAGAGTATAATAAGCTCAAACAGCGAATAACAGAAAAGAAAGAATTACACGTTAAGCTACCAAAGCCTATTCTTGGTGATTTGGTGGAGGGCGAACAATAATGTTCGTCTTGACCAGTTCAACAAAGAAGCTTGCTAAAATGACAAAGCGTATCCGTGGCGTTTGTGGTGGAACATCTGCGGGTAAGACTATATCCATTCTTCAAATACTCATCAGCAAGGCTCAGAAAGATAAGAAACCAACCCTAACAAGCGTTGTGTCTGAATCATTTCCTCATCTTAAAAGGGGTGCTATGCGTGATTTCAAGAATATTATGCAGGAACACGGCTACTGGAAGGAATCAGCCTGGAATGCCACAGACTCTATTTATACATTTGAAACAGGCTCAAAGATAGAGTTTTTTAGTGCCGACCAGCCAAGCAAGGTGCGTGGTCCACGTCGTGATCGATTATTTATAAACGAGTGTAACAACGTAGCCTATGAATCATTTGACCAATTAGCAGTGCGTACACGATTAGAGATTTGGCTAGACTGGAACCCAACGAACGAGTTCTGGTTCTATGACTTATTAAATACACGCGATGACGTGGAAATGATTACTGTTACTTATAAAGATAACGAAGGTCTGCCTGAAACAATCGTAAAAGACATCGAGGCTCACAAATCAAACAAAAACTGGTGGACTGTTTACGGATTAGGTCAACTAGGAGAGGTCGAGGGTAGAATATACAAAGGTTGGAAGATTATAGACGAAATACCTCACGAAGCCCGCTTAGAGGGTTATGGATTGGATTTTGGATATTCAAACGACCCTACAGCGGTAGTCGCAGTCTACTATTACAACGGCGGATATGTCTTAGATGAGGTTCTTTACAGAAAAGGTATGAGTAATCAACAAATCGCCTCATTTATGAATAACTTAGATTTTGGTGTGATTGTAGCAGATTCAGCAGAGCCGAAGTCTATCGATGAGCTACAGATGTACGGATTGTCTGTTAGCCCCTCTAAAAAGGGTTCAGGTTCTATCTCTCAAGGGATAAATTACGTACAAGAGCAGAGTATATCAATGACTAAGCGAAGTGTTAATTTGATTAAAGAATATAGAAATTATTTATGGCAGACTGATAAAGACGGCAAGACTATCAATATACCAGAGGGCGGATTCGATCACGCACTAGACGCTGTTAGGTACAAGCTGTCTAGTATTTTAAAGCCAAAATATGAGCAGAAGCCAGTAGTTCAAACCTCAGGAGAGTTATCAGCATTATGGAGTTAAGATTCGGCGAGGTAAGAAATAAATACACTACGGAAGGGGTGGAAGTGGAAGAAGTCAGAAAAATAAGAGATTATATGACGGCTCAAAGTATCCGTTCGTTTACAATCTCATCGAAAGTATCGACCTTTACAGAAGTCAGACAAGAGTTTGAGGATTTAATAAAACAGGCAGAAGACGGTGAGTGTTTGGATATATCTTTAAGCGTGAGAATAGACAAAAAGACAGGTCTACCTCAGCTAGTCAAAAAGACTATTTTAGATAAAAACTCACGACTATAGACGTTTTTATTCAAATGTGATATTATAGACGTGTAACAAGCTACTGGGAACAAGCCCAGCGTGATGATTACGTAACAGTAATTTTTACGTTGGGGGAAACCAGTGGCTTTTTCTTATATAGACGAATCTAACATCGGCGACGCGTACGATGAAAGTTTGCAGAAGTACAAGGCAGTTCTATCTGGCATTGATGAGCTTGAGCGTATTGCTCTGAATAAACCTAAGTCGAACATACCAGAGGGCTTGCCTACAGTTACAGACGGAACTACAGCTAGCTATGTTCAATCTCGACCTAAGAGCGTCATTCAGCAATTGCCGACTGGGTTAGTTACTAGCTTAGACAAAGATAAAGACCTAGCAGATATCGCTAACTTGGTCTTGACTGAAGAAATCCTACCAAACGCAAACACTACAGGAAGTGTTATTCAAAAATCCTGGGGAGCTTTAAGCAAGGCTATGACGTACGGTTCTCAGCCAGCTTACTGTTTCTATACACAACACGGAAATTATTTTGGCGCAGACTTCAAACTGCCTTACATCAAGGACGTTATTTTAGAATCTGGAAAAGTCTACGACAAAGATTGTAATGTTATTTTCTTACGAGCTTGGTACCAGCCAAGTGATATTAAATATCTAATTTATCGCGAAAAACAATTAGCCAAACACGGCATAAAGAGCGGTTGGCGACTGGATAAACTCACTCAGCTAGAAGCGAAAGAGAAAACAGACGAAAGCAAAACACCAGCCGAGCGAGAGAAGAGTCTTGAGACTGGCGGTATACAGATTATATTTGCATTTCAACAGGGCGTAGGGGCTACTTTTTACGGATATAGCCCAGACAATAACGAAGTAGTCTACTCAACTGTAAATCCAGACCCGAGAGGCATTATCCCAATCCACTTCATATATCACGATATGGACATGTCTAATCCAATCGGTCGTGGTGCAGTCGAACTAGTGGCAGGACTTCAGAACATGCTCGATTCAGAAATGCAGATGTACCAATACGCTCAAGCCCTGGGTCTTAACCCACCACTAATTAAACGAGGCTCATTTGATACTTCAACTATACGATTCAAAGTAAACGCTATCTGGGATTTGGGCGCAGACCAGAACGCAAGTATCTCACCTGCGAATATCTCAACTAATGCAACAAACAACTTCTCAAACAACTACGGTTTAATTAAGAGCCAAATATTAAACTTGAACAACTCAAACGATACAAGTGTTTCTGCTGAAGTCGGAAATCCTGGATTCTCAAAGACAGATAGCGGAGTGAAGGCGCAACAGGAGCGTGTTGGTGTTAGTGATAACCATCTTCGCAAGCAATTCGAGGGTTGGTTTGGTGATGTGTGTGAGACTATGCTCAATATTCATTTTGCTTTGTCTGAAGGTGAACAGGAAGTTGACCTCACTCAAGAATACATCAAACGCCGAAAACTTGAAGACTCTGAGTTTGACGCAAGTACAGCTGTTGTTGACTACAACAAGAAACTAAAAGGGTTCAAGTTCAAAGTCGACGCTTCTACCTCAAAGCTTAAAGATGACGAGCAATCTATGGAGAATCTAAAGGGAATCTTAGAGTTGGCTCAGTCTGACCCTGAGTTAGGACAGATTATCCGCAAAGACCAATTATTGAAGCGAATGATTAACAAATCAGGTGTTGATGACCCTGAAGAGTTGGTTATTGACCTAGACCAAAACAATAACGGCATAGCCGACAGTGAGGAGCAGTATGAATAACGATTTGATCCCAAACAGCGGGTTTTCTTTGGATATCCCAGAAGAGCGTAAGACTAAAGAATCCAAGGAGAGGATTGCAGCTAAAGAAGATATTAACCTACTAAAAACTCTACTCAATGGAATTGATGAAAAGATCCAACTAGCCCAAAACATCAATCAATTAACAATGAATCCTGAAACTTCTGAGAAATCCCTAAAAGTACAGATATTAGCTGCTCGTTGGCGCGTGAATGACCTTATAGAACTTAAGTCGTGGATAAAAGCCCAGACAGACAAGGTGCAAGAAAATGACTGAGGACGTTAGAGACAAGCTGGAACAGCCGCTAGAAACTGAATCACTACTTGCTAGCCACGAATTCAGACAGGAGGGTAGGGTTTTGATTTGCGTTGACGATCCAAGCTTAACAGCAGTTTTACCGTTAGGCGTTTATTTGGTTGGAGAGAAAGGAGCGTATCGACTAGAGAAGTTATTCTAGGCGGGTTGTTACCTGTAGAGATAAGACCTTAGTAGTATCTCCGCAGGTAAGAGTTCGCCTCCTGAGCTCTCATCTGCGCACCGATGTAAAAGGTCGTAAATAACTAAATAAAGGAGTAAAAACCGTGGACAGTACCACTACAGACGTAAATACAAGCCAGAGTGTGGCAGATGTGTCGTCAACATCACAAAACTCAACCGACAACACTGATGAAAAATCGCTGACAGACGGCTTCTGGGACGATAAGGATTCAGGCGAACAGTCGGAGGGCGAGTCCAAAACAGACGAAACCCAAGAAACAGAGGAGAAATCCGAAGAAAAGCCGGAATATTCAAAAGCAGAGGAGCGTAAAGCTCAACTGAATGACGATATTCGAGGGTTGGTGTCCCGTCGGGAAGAACTAAAACGAGAAGTAGCTGAATACGAAGGTATTAAACAATTACAAAGCTCAATTAGTGAAAGCCGAATAACACCAGAACAACTAGAAGCTGCAGGGTTAGACCCACAAGACGCTGCAATCCAAGCCCTTCTATACAATCAGGAGCTTGACCAGCAGCAGTCGCAGGTAAACGAAATATCGGCAAATATTGCTGACCTTCAGTACAATATGTCGCTTGATAGAGTAGAACTACTTAAAGACTATCCTGTATTCGATGAAACATCACCTGAATACAATGCAGACTTCACGAAAAAAGCAGCTGACATGTACGTGAGTGCTGCAAATCTGCAACTTAACGAAGAGGGCGCGCCAATCTCGGCGGATAAAAAGCTCTATGAGTTTATGTCAGACTTGCACGGCATTTACGAAGAAGGTCTGAAAGCTGGCGGTAAGAAGATATCTAGGGCAAAACAATCCGCGGCAGTAATGAATGCTGGCGGAGCGGCTACATCAGGAGAAGTAGACGAAAAACAATTTGTGAATAATTTCTTCGATTAAATCCTTCAATCTAAAAAAAACTAACCATAGGAGAAAAATAAAATGGCTATTAACTTGCCACAAGCATATTCAAAAATCCTCGATAAAGGATATACACTTAAATCATTAACAGCACCTGCCTTTAAGGGCAAGTATGAAGTTGTTGGTGGTACTACTAAATCATTTAAGGTATACAGCACAGACGCAGCTTCTCTGTATGACTATTCTACAAATAAGAATGCTAGCGGTCAGGGCGTTGGTTCATTCGGCTACAAGTACTCAGCAGCTGGCAATAAAGAACAAGTTATTACAGCTTCTCAGGACAAAGCCTTCTCACAGCAAATCGATAAGGCTGACGCTAAGTTCTCACGCGATGGCTCACTCGATACCAAAGAAGTCATGCGTGCAACTCTAGAAGAGTCTATTTACCCAACAATGGATAAATACAACATTGACGCATTGGCAAAAGCAGCTGAGACTACAGCAGTTAAGACTTTGACCATTACTAAGGCAAATGCTTATGAAACATTTATGACTATGACTACTGCTCAAACAAACGCTAGAGTACCTCACAAGGGTCGTGTTGCGTTCGTAGCCGCAAGTGCATACTCATTATTGAAGCAGGATGACAACTTCACTCCAGCCAGCGAAATGACTGCTAAGAGCCGTCGCGATGGTAACTACGGTGAGATTGATGGTTGTATGATCATTGAAGTTCCAGATGACTACATGCCAACTAAGACGACTATCGTTTTGACTCACGAAGACGCAGCAGCAGCTCCAAAATACCTGTCTGAATACAAGCAGGGTGAATTTGGTCCAGAAGCTAGCGGTTACTATGTAGCTGGTCGCGTTGTATACGAAGCATTCGTATTCAACAAGAAAAAGGGTGCTATTCAAGTTCTGAAGAATGCCTAGCAATTTGGGGCGGGGAAACTCGCCCCTTCTCCGCGTTTTGCCTCTCCGCGATAAATGAGAGGTCGAAGATTAACAATTTGGAGAGAGACTTAGTAGAGTGTGTTATTGCTCATTCTATAGTATAATGATGGCAAATCATTTAATCTTGTGGGAGAAGATAGATGAAACAGTGGTTTAAGAGTATAGATTGGGTAGACGCTGGCGGTTATCTATTCGTAGCAGCATTTTGGCTAGGTGTGTTTGGATTCTTATTTAGACAACAGATATACGACTACTTCGCACCAGTTTACTACAAGCCTTGTACAGTAGAAACTATAAATTACGACACTGTCAACATAGATAAGGGTAAATCTCAGTATGAAACAAGCCGTATAGAAACTGTAGGTCAGAATGGTTCAAAACAAGTCTGTAAAGCCTCAAAATCTGGACACCCAAACAAAGAAACTGTTATAAAACAGCCAGTCAATCAGGTTGTCAGATATACGCCGACTTCTAAAGCCGCATATGATTGTATATACAATGATAATTGCAGAGAAGCCATGGATGAGGGAGAACCAGACTATAACGACAAATACACGGAGTATATGGAATCTCAGCAGGAAAGAGGCGGTGCTATCTGTCGAGACGGCACGCGGTCATATTCAACTGGAAGGGGAACTTGTTCACATCACGGTGGAGTGAGTCAGTGGTTATATTAAACTACATCTTGACAAATTACCTCTGTTGTGCTAGTGTGAGGGTATGAAAAAAGCCGTAATCATCACCATCATTTTAGCGCTTGTAGCGGGCGTTGGCGGTGGAGTATGGCTAAAGACCCGTCTGGATGCTCAGGCAGCTGCTGGAGTGGCTCAGGAGCAACCGAAGAGTAAGTATGATGTTGGACCAGCAGACCCTACTGAGTTATTAGAGCTAGTTAACGCTGAACGCCAGCGTATAGGTGTGGCGCCGTTGGAGTTTGATGAAAGCATGCAAAGGTCAGCTCAGCTCAAGGCAGATGATATGATTACCAAAGACTATAGACAGCATATCATACCTGGGCTAGGTGATATGTACACGCAAGAAATGCGCTATCTAATATATCAACGGGCTAAATGCTCTCATAGTAGTGAAAATTATTATACTGGCGCATATCATCCAAAGTCAGATGTTTTTGTATCGACCAGTAGAGAAGCATTTAACGGATGGATGAGTTCTAAGCCTCACAGAGAAGCTATACAAGATCCTAAGTACAAAAAGACGGGATTTGGTGTTAGTACCAACAACACAACCCTAGTAGCAGTCCAGCACTTCTGTCAAATCTAAATAACATCTTCTACTAAGTCTCTCTCCTTATATAAAAATAAGGAGATTTTTTATGCAAGGAAATGAATCGCTCCGACAGTACCTTCAGTACCATGCGAACAATCACCCGTCAGCCGCTAAACGAGCAGAAGCACAAGCCCTACTAAATAAGGTCGGAGACGACGGTAAGCTGGACGGTAATTTTTTAACAGGTCAGCGTGGCGGATTCTTAGGACTGGGAACTCGCGAGCAAACATCAAACGGATATACCGCGTCAGCACTTAACCGAAATATCCTGCCGTGGTGGGTTAATTCGTATAACAGTTGGAGGGGTAGTCAAGGGAACAATCCAGACCCTACCCCTGATGTTATCACCGGTCCTGGTGGCGGAGGTGGTTTCAACCCATTCGCTGCTCAGGAAGCCCGTAACAAGGCAGACGCTATCGCTAAATACGATGACGAGATTAACCAAGCTAACTCAGCTATCAACCGTCTAGGCGGACAGGAAGCCGTTGGTATTGCTAACGCTGGAAAAGCTAAAGACCGTGCATGGCAAGAAAACGAAAACAGCTTTAATGAGTCAACTGGTCGTTACAACATGAACACCAAAGACGCTATCGACAACATCAAAAAGACACGCGACCAAATTGAAAGCGACACTGCTACTAAGGTTCGCTCAGCTAAGGGCATTTTGGCATCAGGTGGAGCAGGAGATAGCTCATTTGCAAACGTCTTAGCACCTTATGAGATAGCTAAAGCCGCTTCAAAACAGCAAGGTGAGGCTCAGGACGCATACGCTAAGAACCGCCGAGACATGGACATCAATTACTTCGCAGTGAAGAATGCTTACGACAAGAACAAGAACGACATTCAGAGCGAGTATGACAACCGTGTGAACAGTGTGAAGCAAAAAGTAGCACAATCCCGTGCTGAACTGTTAGATCGCATTAGAAGCGCTAACGTAGGCAAACAGACGGCAAATGGCTCAAGTATGGCAGCTGCTATTGCAAGCCAGCAAGGTACACGCGACCAAATCAACCGTTTGGGCACAGAAGTTGACGAATTAGGACGTGATCGCAGTATCCCTATCCAAAAAGTGGACTGGAAAGCACCAGACCTTGCGACATACGACCCTAAGGACGTTACTGTCAAGGATAATTCAGAGATTGGTGGTGTAAATGATGAGATTTCACCAAACTTGCGCCCAATCTTAAGCGACGAAGAGAAAAAGAAAAAGCAAGAGTTAATGTAGGGAGTATTAGGAGATGGATTTTTTTCAAAGAATAGGCAACTTTTTCAGTGGAAAGGGCTGGGTTAGTGATGAGGAAAAACGCCGTAAAGAACAACAAGCTCAACCTCAGAATAAGCCAGCAGTTACTTTTAAGCAGGACCCTGTCTTAAATAACTTAAACAAAGCACCTAGTTTTGGCAGTCCATCTCCTACTCAAGGACTTTTTCAGCAAAAACCTCAAACAGATACAGTGCCTAAAACCGATACGGTACCTAAAGTAAATACAGTACCAACGGCAAATCAATTCACTAAGCCTGTTATACCTGAGATTAAGCCAGAAATCCCTCAGAAGACTATAAATGACGCCCCTAAAGTATTAACCCCTCAAGGACAACAAGATTGGGTAAACAAAGAAAACAAGCAAATCCAAACTCAAAACTTAGTAAACAAACCTATAATTACACCTAAAAAACCAACATATTTTGATTATGCAAATCCATTCGGCGAGCATGGTCTATTCGGTGCAAAACAGCAACAAACCTTCAAGAAAACAGTAGAAAAACCTATCACAGATAACATAAACAAGTTCAATAACTGGATTGATTCTTCAGATAAAGAAAAAGGATTCCAATGGAGCGACCCAGGAGATTACGTACGATTTGCAGCTAAAATACCTGGCGGTATGGTTCAGGGTCTAGCAGAAACTCCGAACAAAGTGGCAAACGCAGTTACAGGTATAGAAGCGGATGAGAACGGCAAAGTAAAAGAATTAAACGGTGTCCAGAGATTCGGTAAAGGGCTGGATGCAGGTATTTCAGTAGGTGGATTAGGATTTGGCGGTTCAGGTACACTTCTACGCAGCCTTGCTGGTCTAGGCAAAGCAGGGACAAAACAAGCCGTCAAACAAGGTGTAGGACATGCTGTATTAAATGGTACAAAAAACCTAGTCAAGGATTCACTTAAAGAGGGTGCGGAAGAAGTTACGCAGACGTTTGCACAAGACCTAGCAGATGACGGCAAGATAAACACCGATAAAAATACTTACTTCCAATCTGGGGTGTTTGGCGCGCTTGGAGGTGGTATGATGCACGGTGCTGGTCGTGCCGTAAATGGTGTTAAGGGAATGGTTGGAAATAGGATTAATCCTTATGGAGAGAGTGGTGTTGGGATTAACCGACTATCTCCAGCCCAAATGAAATACAACGCCGCTGAAGTCGTGGGCGGCATAACTGGAGATACGAGAAAACGTCTCAGTCAAGCGGCTTTTGGTGATCTACAGAAGGCGCGAACTGGCAATCCGTACCGAACAAGCGATGGGATGGACGTGGAGTTGAGTAAAGCGGGCAATAGAAAATACACAAGTACAGGAGCTCGTGCTATTAATGATAATTTTATAGTTAAACAGCGCTTGGCACCTCAAATAGATGAGGTTATTGCGAAGTCCAAGCTTATTGATAGCGCTGAAGACACCAAGAATCACGGAATAGCACCTGATGGGTTTGATTACAGAGAAATTCCTGTACGATATAGGGGTAAAGATTATGTGTCAACAATAGATATTGCAAAGAATAATACAATAGGGCGAAATACTCTTTATGAAGGTAATGTGCGAAGCCAAGAAAAAAGCCACCCAGGTGACCTTAACGGTGCGCCCCGTGGACAAGCCGAACGGGGACTGGGCGACTTTTCTAATGAAAGTGTAGCACAAGAAGCCCAAAATGTCAATGAAGATGTTAAGTACAAACTCAATCCAGAGCATGAAGCACAAGTTAGAGCATACAACGAACATATAACACGTCTACGCCAACGTGAAGAATACTTACGCGGTCAAGGAATGAGTGAAAACGCTCCAGCCATGATTAACCTACGTAAAGCCCAAGAGCAGGCTATATACGCCAGAGATCATATCGGTGAAGTAGATGAGAATGGATTGAAATATAAGCTAAGCCCAGAGCAGGACACTATCCAGGAGCTATTCGACAAATACACTCCAGAGAAACTTCAGCTAATGTCAGATGACGAGCTCACCAACTTATCGCTTAGACAAGAATACGCAAATATTCTTGATTCTCTTGGCGTAAGTAACTCTGGCAAAAAAGCCAGAAACAGTAAATCTGTAGGACGAATTGAAAACCTTGCTAGTGAGATATATAAGAGTCGTCATGATGGGAAATCGCCATACGAAGTTAATGCAGAAAATAATGCTAAATATATACAAGATAGACAAATCAGACGCAAGGAGATCGACGAAAAATATGCTGATGGCGACTATAGCCAAATAGATAATGACGATATACAAGCCTTGCGGGAAAAGTCAGACTCTTTAGGGCGAGATGTTGAGCGGCTATTAGACCAGGATAATATATACATAGATGCTTCTGCAATAAAAGATGAGTTAATGACCGCATTGCGAAGACAACTTGGCAGGAAGTATGGGACTAACCGCCACAAAAGCAGTTTTGGTTCGACTTATTATTCAGATGGATCAGGCGGGGAGATTAGGCTAGCTGATCACGAAATACCATCGACTGAGTCAAGAGAGTATTATCGTTCATTATATGGCGATAAATATAGCCAAGAGATTATTGTGGACGAGGGGCTAATTATTGATGGTGATTTAACTAGTTTAGATAAGTATGGTCTGCATATACCAGAAAATATTCGTGAAAAAATAACCGAACTGAGAAACAGAAGCGAAAAAGCATCCCTATTATTGAAAGAAAAGTCTAATATAGACGAAGCCCTATCTAGGATAGGAGAAGAAAATGCGAGAGGCTCAGAAACGAAATACAAGATAGATACCCAAATACAAGAACTTGCCGACCAAGGAAAACTACTAGCACGCCACCTACAACTAACGGGCGATGAGAACCTTGTATTCAACGAGTGGCAAAATGAAATGCAGAAAAAAGCATTAGGCTACTACGATCCAAAGACCGACCAAATCAACCTAAACAAGCTTACAGAAGACACTCTAAACCACGAATTAGGACATAAATTACTTACACGTGTAGAAAATAAACAAGACCTATTAAACGCTATCCGTGAATCTTATGGAGATGAATATTTAATAAACAAATACGGCAGTCAATATGGAAATGACCTGAACCTACTAGCAGAAGAACAACTAGCTGACGGATTCAGTGATTACTACAAAGGAAGACTAAATGGTGAAGATAAAGTACGTCTAGGTACTAGGTTAGGTATTCCTCAAAAAGTCTTAGCAATATACGACCGAATCACTGAAGCTATTATGGGACTTGTAGGTAAACAAGACGCCATTAAGCAATTCTATGCTCAAATGGAGACGGGGAAGTTCAGGAATGAAGTGTTCGGAAATACCGAACAGTTGCCAGCATATAAGAAGAGCAGTGAGCCTGCCGACATCAATATCGATAACTACGTAAACGAGCTAGTCAAAGAGCAAAAACTAGCCCGTAAAGGTGAGCAACCTACCCTTAAAGAGCGTTGGCAAGACTTCAAAGCAGATATGCGTGAGAAATTCGTGGACAGATTTGCCCCAATTGAAGACAGAATTAAAAACCAATCTGAACAATTAGAAATGCGAAATGCCCTGGATAGGACTTTACGTGCAGATGGAATATCAGAAGCGTTTATCCGAGATAACAATTTTGATAAATTAATTACTGGATTTAAGAATAAAAAAGAACTACAGACATTTGACCAAGCGCTAATCGCCAAACACGCCCTAGAGCTAGAAGCTAATGGGATAGAAACAGGACGAGACCTCGTAAGGGATCAGGCTCTCATAAAAGCTACAAGTAAACGATTTGCTAAAGAGTTTAAGCAAGTTAGAGAGTATTCAGACAAAGTCCTACAACAGACAGTAGATTACGGGCTTATTAGTCAAGATACCGCTAACTATTTGAGGAAGAAATACCCAGATTATGTACCGTTTGACCGTATATTCTCTGACAAAGAAATAGACACTCAGATGAAGCACGGAGTGGGCGCTGGTGAGGCTAGTTTAAGTAAGCAGGATATTGTCCAGCGTATTAAAGGTTCATCTCGCTCAATCGACAGCCCATTAAACGCGTTAATTACGAAAACCCAGGATATGATTCAGCAGGGTGAACGCAACAAAACAGCCGAACTTCTGGCAAGTTATGCTAAAGACCCTAAGAATCCATTCCAACTAAGAGAACTAAAGGCGGGAGAAAGTGCAAACGGACGACCAACTATCAGCTACTTAGATAATGGTAAAAAGCGTACATTCTTAGCTGCGCCTGAAGTAGCTAGAGCTGCTAAAAATATGAACCGTGAACAAATGGGGATTATATTAAGAGCCCTTGCAGCGCCTGCCCGTTTACTGAGAATGGGAGCAACGACAGTCAACGCAGGCTTTACTATGGCAAACGTCGTAAAGGACTTTGTAGGTGCTACTATCAACTCAAAGGGCGGATTTAATTCAACGAATCCTAAGTCTATTGTAAGTGCCTTGGGTGCAGCATTTCATCATAACGGCGATCTGTATGTAGAAATGCAACGTGAAGGAGTTTTGGGAAACATCTATGAATTAACCCGTAACGCCTCTGACTTAAACCTTAATGAAATACGCAGTCATAAAAACATACTCACTCGTTCAATACATAATGCTAAAAGCCCTCTTAAAACCCTAGAGAATACTATCGGACGCAGTGAAGACTTTGGGCGCGCCTTACAGTATGTTGCAAACAAAAAATATGCTAAACGAAAAGGTATGAGTGAGTCTGAGGCTATAAAATTCGCAGCCGACCAAGCAAGATGGAACTCTACAAACTTCTTAAGAAGTGGAACATACGGTAAAGCAATCAATGCAATCGTGCCTTACTCAAACGCAAATATTCAAGGTCAGCGTATCACCTTACGCCGAATGAAGGAAAACCCAGCAAGGTATACAGGTAAAATCGCACTTGGAATAGTAGCCCCAACTGTAGCCGCTATGGCTCTGTCATACAGTAATGACGAGAATAAGAAGATAATGGAAAACTTACCTGATTATGTCAAGGAAAATAACGTAGTAGTTATCGGTCCAGGGGCTAAATATAATAAAGAGCAGAATAAATGGGAGGGTGTTTACCTAGTGCCAGTACCACCTCAATTCTCACCACTTCATAGACAACTTCACAATATGGTGAGAAGCGCTATGGCGGGACAACAATTTGATACAGGTAAAGCCGTCGGGGACGCTGTAGAACAAGTAACGACTGTGAACCCAATGGAGATAAGACGTACAGGTGCTCAGTATGTACCACAAGCCGTAAAGCCATTTGTGGAAACCTGGGCAAACAAAAACCTATACACAGGACAAGAAGTCGTACCTGAGGGTATGAAGAATCTTGACGGAAAAGACCAGTGGGATAGTAGCACAAGCCTTACGGCTCGAAAGGTTGGTGAACTTACAGGTCTTAGCCCTAAGCAAATAGACAACGCATTTAGAACGTCTACAGCGGGCGGTGGACAGAACCTGCTTCACGGTATGGATTTTGCTATAGCAAAGGCTACAGGGGCTTCTGATGATGAAATAAAGGGTAGAAGTATGCTAGATTCAGTCGTTGGACGATTCTACGCACCAAAGGGAACAAGTCAAAGCTCATACTTCTATCAATCATTAGAAAAAGCCGCTAAAGACAATAAACTGTCTGGTAGTGATTTAGAACTTTACCAAGCATTGACCTCTAGGAAATACAACGGAGACGGTAGTGTAGAAGGCAAAACAGAGGGCGACGTCTTAATGAACAACCGAATTCTAGCAAATAAGCCAAACATAGTTAAAGCCCTCAGTGAGGCGGCTAAGTGGCGCTCAGCACAAACAGGCGAAGAGCTAGACCCTCTATATAAACTCCCCGTAGACAAACAGCAGTACTTCTATCACTTACAAGGCTCACCAAAGAACGGTGCCGAGCAGAGAAAACTAAAACAAGACGCACCTTGGCTAGAAGATTTCCAAAAAGAAAGAAGTGCATACTTTAAGCGTCAAGACTTCAAGTCTGGAAAGAGTAATCGAGTACCTTACCCAGAGGTGAGTGATGAACTACAAGCCACTCTAAAAACATACCACGATATGCCAAGTAGCCCTCAGAAATGGGCATTCCTGGACGCCCACCCTGAATTATCTGATCACTACAAACAAATAGAGGATTACAACAATAAGGTGAGAGAGGCTCAAGGCTACGCTCCACTGCGAACCCGCCCACAACAAAGCCAATACGTAAAAATGCAAATGGCTAATAAGAACTGGCGAGACCCTGCTGTTGCTAAATATTTACAGGATTTGAATGTTTACAACATCACGAATTCGGCTTCTCTGGCGGAAATGCAAGGCGAAGAACTATCTCCTAAAGCTCTAAAGGCTATACAGAGTGTAGGAAAGTATGGACTAGTTAAGAATCCAGACGGAACATTCGCTCTTAAATACCCAGACGGTCAAGGTACTAATGAGTCCCATATCCAACAGGGTGCCGTAGATATGAGCAGTTTTGGCGGTAGAAGAAGTAGAGGAGGCGGAGGCGGAAGCGGAAGTGGAACGAGAACCTCAACCGATTCTCTAAAGACAGCCAATTCAACAGCCCTGAGTATGAGTATTTTCAAGAGCAACAGAAGCTCTCTGCCTAAATTCTCGGGTAGGGCTATCCAAAAAAGCGCTCTGCTAAAAACGCGTCGACCAAGAAGTAGGGTAGTTTCATTTAAGTAATATAAAAAATATGTTAAAATAAAGACAATTCTAATCCACCGAAGTGCTTGGCGATTGGATACATAAAATAATAAGTGGTTATTTGTGTATTCGCTCCCAGGCACTTTTTCATGAACAACCACGGAAAGGTGGACTTCATGAATCTATCGGAGGTAATTAATCTTGCCTATCAAACAGCAACAGGAAAGACAAAAACGCTCAGTCCTGGCAATTCAAAATACGAGCGTATGCTCAATATTGCCAACATGGCAAATATGCAATGGGAAAGCGAGCCAGACGTTATATGGGGCTCATTGTGTGAAGATAGGGAAATAGGTGTAATTGATGATAACACATCATACAGGCTCCCAGAAGACGTTAGAACAGTAGATTTTCGTAAGTTTATCACACTAAAGAAAGATGATAAGACTTGGACTATCCCATTTATCTCCCCTCAGCTGTTTAAGAACGGTTGTTATGGCGCTTTACAGCTAGGTTGGAAGTTAGATTTTAATGGACTAACTGAAGAAATGAAGGGCGCGAAAATCATTGCGCCAGTTATTCGTCGTACTAAAAAATTGGTAGAACCAGAAGACAAGGTAGAGATTGACGATCCGTACTGGCTGGTCTATATGATAGCTGCTGAATTTGTTAGAAATAGCCGCACAAAATCCAATCAATACGGTAATTTGGTTACCCTTGCTCAATCTTCTATGGAAGGAATGAAGAACCGCAATGGTTACAAATTCGATGAAGTAATTAGAGAGGACATCTGGCTATGATAAAGCCCCCTAAGAGCGCTCCTCAGCCAAATATTGATAGATTGAGTGTTAAGTCTTGGAACAAGGGCTATATCTCTGCTATGGACGCAGGGCGTATGCCTAATAGCGGTCTGTTGAAAATGACTAACGCTATGCTCAAACAAAATGGAACTGTTGCTCCACGCCCAGGCACTAGACAATACGGAGAGGATTTACCAGGTGAGATCTTAGGTTTTGATGAGTATGTTGAAGTCGTTGGCAACAAGCGAACAAACAAGCTTATAGCTATCGTAAAAGACGGAGAAAGGGCTCACGCGTATACAGCGCTAGACGGCAAGGGTTGGGTCAAGGTTGAAGGCGCAGACTACAACAACGAATCGTACCCTACATTTACTCAAGTCCGCGATAGGGTAGTGATTACAAATAGTAAAGATTATCTATCTTACTATGATATTCAAAAAAAGAAGAATGTACGCCCAGAAGCCCTGCCTACAGTTACAGAGGTAAAAGCTGAAGCAGTAGGTATAGCGGGGACAAATGAAACTCTGTACTACTGTGTAACGGCTGTTAAAAATGGAGAAACAGCAAGAAGTGATGCCGCAAGTGTACGAGTAAATAAAAGTCGAACCGAATGGCGTGGAAAAAACGTAGACAAAACAAAAGGTCAGACTGAAGAATACATAAAGATCACTTGGAACAAAATCAAGGACGCTGAATATTATATTTTATACTGTGGTATTTCTCCGACGAGTTTGCGAATGATGGATATCGTCGGACATATAAAAGACAATACTTTAACACAATCCTATGAAGACATCGGACAAAAAGTCTTAAACCCTAACGTTATACCCCCAAATTCAAACAGCACGGCAGGAGTTAAGGCTGCACGATCGGTACTTGTAGCTAGCCGTCTATATCTTTTGGGTGACGAGGACGACCCTTGGAAGATTACCTTTGGTGGCGCTGACCCTGACACGATGTTGGATTTTTCAGCATTTGCTGGTGGTTACATAAGAATAAATGCAGGATCAAAGGAAATACCTGTTGCTATGCGTCCATTCAGAAACGGTAAGGGCGATGCTGTGCCGATGATTCTATGCTCAGAAACCAACGGTAACGGAAGCCTGAAATATCTACAGTCATCAAGCATGCAATTAGACTCTACGAATATTCAGTGGATTAGCGTGATTGACGATAACGGACGAGATGGAACAGACGCGCCAGATTCAGTTGTCGTTTATAATAACGCTCTTATCTATATCTCTAAGACTGGATTTAAGACTACATTGACAAAGCCTCAAATGCAGAACGTCCTATCTACAGATAATTTGACAGACAATATACAGCCAGATGTCGAACGCTTAAACAGTAATTTTATTCATAAATCAATCGGGCTAGAAGTGAACGGTATGATTTATTTCGCAGTGCCAGTTGGTAGTGAAAAATTGAACCAACTATGGGTGCTTGATATGAAGCGTGGCGGTGTTTGGTGTATGCCTTGGGTGATAGGCGACATTAACGACTTAAAAGTTTACGGAAGTAGCGACGGAAAGACTAGAGTACTTTTGGCTATTGGCAATAAACTTATCGAGCTGACTGATGAAGTAAAAATGACTGACAGTGGGAAACCGTTTATCACTGATATAGGCTCAGGGGTCGTGAAGTTTTCTGAAGACGGTGCAATGTGGACAAGCCTAGTGGATATTACGTTTATTTTGCTTAAACCTACAGGAACCATTAACTTCTCAGTGTCTGGAAAAACCGAAGACGAACCACTTCAACCGTTCTTAAACTTCAGCAAAAACTTTACCCCAAAAACTGTCCCAATTGGGTGGAATACCCCTTCAGGCTGGAACAGCCCTCTAGGCTGGGGATTTGTACCTAAAAAATATAAGTCATCAAGCGGTGAGGTAAGACTATCAATCACTAAAGACATTGACGAAGACGTGAACTGGATTCAGTACTCAGTCGCGGCGAATGAAGCAGGAGCAGATTTTGAGCTGTCTGACGTGATAATTCAGCACATACCGATAGGAGTTATTTTTGAGGAGGACGAAGATGAATAAAAACAAAAAAGGAGGAGATATGGAACCAGACGTATCGGCAAAAGAATTTGGCGCATTGCAAGCCAAGGTAGAGTACATCAAGGATGGTGTTGATAAGCATACAGCAACACTAGAGCGAATTGAGAATATTGCTCGAGCAAACGTCGCCCAAGCTCAATTGAAAACATATATCACAGAGCACGAACAAGAATCAGAAAAGAAGTACGTAAAGCGTAGCGAAATTGAAGGCGTGATGAATTTTTGGAGCCTTGTAACAAGTAATCTGGCTAAATTATTCGCTGTAGCTCTTGTGGGGCTAGCAATTTACGCGACTAACAACTTAATTCAGCAGAACAAAGCAATTACAGAATTACAAGAAGAAGTTCAAACACAAGTGAGGAGGAAATAATATGATAGAAAAAGCACTAGCTTGGTTCTACGCACGTAAAGGACGAGTTTACTATTCGATGGAGAATCGGAATGGTCCAAATTCCTATGACTGCTCAAGCTCTGTATATTACGCACTAAAAGAAGCAGGCATTTTACCTGCTAGTTACTGGATTGGCAATACTGACACCTTGTTCGACGCCCTAGAGAAAAACGGCTGGGTGCGACTGCCTGAGGACGCTAACGGCGAAGCGGACACACAACGCGGAGATATTTTCATCTGGGGTATTCGTGGCAATTCTGGAGGCGCATTGGGTCATACAGGAATGTTTGTGGACGCAGATAACGTGATTAACTGTCGCTATCAGGCGGGTATTGTAATAGACAATCACGACTGGCTTTGGAGCGCGTCAGGTTGCCCGCCATATGCATTTTATCGATATGTTGGTAAACCTAAAGAAGCAAAGCGTGTAGCACTGCCTGAAGTGTATTACGCAGATGAAGTAGCAACTGTATTCGACTTACGACAGATTAGATGTAACCGACTAATTGATGAGTTCGATTGGGAGGACAACGGTGTACCTGTTTCTGTGGCTGTAAAGACAGATAAAGACGGCTATCTGCTGGACGGAGAGCTTAACACAGGCGATTACTTCCGAATCGTTGGAGGTACAGAAGTATTAGACGAAACTACCGAAAATAACAAACGCTACCTACAGTTGAAAATGGCAGATGACGGTATTTGGGTATTGGCGGAGCGAGTACGCGAATTAGCAAATGGAGATGCAGGCACACCACGTCCAGAGAAACGCCCTCAGCCACAACCAGCCCCAAAGACACCAGAATTGCAACAGGCACCTCAAACCAAAGAAAAACCACAGGAGCAACCATTGGCACCACAACCAACAAACGAAGACGTGATGAGGTCTATCGGAAAATTAAGTCAAGACATCGCTAAGAATAAAAGTCTATTAGAGAAGATTATCGATTTTCTAATGAGCATTTTTAAGTTTAATAAATAAGGAGGAACTATGAAAACTACCAAATATAATGCACTAGAAAAATTACACAACGAACTGAATCGCGGTGCGCCAGGCGACGAAGTTTCTCTTAATATCGGCGGTAAAGAGGTGTTGAAAATCAAGTTTCAAACTGGCGGTACGGCTACCACAGAGCGCAACGGTGTATTTATTGAGGACTTACTTATTGTAACTTACGCAAAACTAGCGGACTACAACCGAGGATTGCCTTGTCGCGAAAACAGTTTAGCCCTTACGAAAATTGAGGAAGCTATTATGTGGCTGGCTAATCGTAAGGTTGAGCGTGAATCTCGCGGCGTGTACGGTACTGAGGAAAAATAGAAGGAGGAGATATGAAATCGCTAGAAGCATTAAAGAATATCAACTATAAAGACGTAGCTATCCGTGCTGGATGGACATTTTTACAAACGTTTATCGCGACGTTCTTATTAGCTGGGGTAAACTTAGTGAACTTGCTATTCGCTGCAAGCTGGCACGAATTATACGCGCTGACAATAGCTACTGCTCTGTCTGCAATCGCGGCTGGATTGTCTGCAGCTAAGACTATCATCTTAGACTTGGTGCGGCAGATGAAAGAAGCTGTTGAGTAATTCGGAAATCCCGAACAACTGAACAGTTCGGAAATCCCGAACAGTTGACTGAACGTAAAATATTTGCTAGGATAGAAGTATCAATTTCAGATTGCCGGCCTCTATCGATTGAAAAAAGGTTTTCTTTCGATTGGGGCCGCTTTATTTTGCCCTGAAATACTAAAAAATAGGATTTTTCTGTCAAGCCCTTAGCACTACGGACTTGTGGAAAACTCCTCGGAAATGTAAAACGCCAGGGTTAACAGAGGTGAAAACCACTAATATTAATTCTAATGCTAATGCAAAAAAGTTTCATAGAAACTATAATTCTAATTCTAATACTAATATTAGTCGTGATAAGTATGCTAAATCCAAGCAAATAGAGAATATGGCGACTAGATTGTGCCAGATGTTTGGGAATGAACAATACTTCGCATTTTACTGTAAAGTGTTTTGGAAATTACCAGAAGCTACAGTTTGGCAATTAGCGGAAACCGCACTAGAAGCAAAACAAACTCCAGGACGATTATTTACGTATTTGTGCAAAAAGGCAGGCGTATGAGTTTTGACACTAAAGAAGCTAGACGTAAACTTATTGAACGTATAAATAAGGCTAAGGCAGATCGAGAACAACTTAGACTATTACGTAAGAATAAAAATGGCTGTGATCATGAATGGAAGACGTATAAGCAGATTATCAAGATTGATCATTTTGCTACTGTCATGAAGGGTCAAATACGTAAATATAGCGGTCCAACTTCACCATATTTCATAGTTAAAGGCTGTCATAAATGTCATGAAAAGCATTACATTGACTTAAAAAATCTGTAAAATAGAACAATTGGGGCGTAAAGGTTATAAATTAAACCTAAGTCACTCTAAGGAGAGAAGAATGACCGCACCAATTCTATCAATCACAACATCAAGAGCTACTGTAATAAGTGAATTACAGAAGATAGACGAAGTACTAGACGTAGATTATCAGACAGAGAATATCAGAGAGCTAGCGTTTCAATTTATCCATTATTCAGCAATAGTCGAAGATATGTCACCAGCTACAGTAGCTACTAGAGTAGTACGTCTTAAACAATTTGTTAATTTCTGTGATGAATTACACAAGACTAATATAACCGAGCTGTCGCTTAGATGGCTCGATTTTTATTTTTATGAATACAGAAAAACTCACGCAGCTTCAACTACAAACTCAACAAAACGAGTAATAAAAGCATTCTTCAAATGGTGCAATGAACACATGAATCTAAACTGTATTAATTCTGAGCTTATTAAGTCACGTAAGAACGCTAAACCACGACCAAGATATATACAACACCATGTCATACAACTAGTACTCAACAGGACGTCAAATAACGCGAAAGAGCGACATATAAACATGCTAATAGATTTTGCATACGACACTGGATTGCGTATTTCAGAGATTGCCAGTGTTAGCTATAGAGATATAGACGGATTGAACTTATACGTAAAGGGCAAAGGCTCTAAGGATCGTACTGTATTCCTAACTAAACGATTAAAAGATAAGATAGATGAATTCGCGACAGACTACAACCGATTATCTGGTCCTCTATTCAACACAAACGATAAAACAGCTAGAGTGTGGATCCAGCGAGCATTTAAGAAATATGCAGATATTCATATAACACCTCATCAATTAAGACATAGTTTTGCGGTGCGCCTACTAATAGCTGGTTGCGATCTTATGACAATACAAAAATTACTTGGCCATCGCGACCTATCCACGGTCCAGATATACCTACAAATTAAAGATGATCTGGCAGAGAGTCAGTTCTATAAAGCAATGGATCACGCTCAAGGCTATTGACATATTTAGTCATTTTTGCTATACTGAGGACAGTTGAGAAGAGCAATTGCCCTTCCAGGTATTTTTACACCAATAACTTTTATGGCTCTCTACCAGCTAAAAGGTACAGCAGCCAGAAATTGTACCACCAAGACAAAACTGTTGTGGTGGACAGTCGTAGTTATGGGGAGGCGCACCTCACCAAGTTCCTACGATTGGAAAATTAAATTCTTATAAGTCGTTCTGGTGTTTGTCAGGACGATTTTTGTTGTATAGCAAAACCCGCTGGAAGTAGAGAGCCAGCGGGTTTTTCTGTTTGAAGAGGTTGGCAATCTGAAATTGATGACCTCTTGTAGACAGAACAACTACACTGACCGCATTGAAAGATATAGCTCAATCCGACTCAATAGCGAGAATTATAGGAGTGACGGAGATTAGCTAAAACAATCAAAGCAAATATGTCAGAAAGTGATCTTTAACAATTAGGACATCAATAAACTTTTGGGGGTGGGGTGGGCGGGTGCGTCTCGTGAGTATCTATAAATTTAAGAAAAGCCGCCACCCACTAACTCAGTCGCTAAGCGAACAATAGTTTAATTGAGCGGAGCGAAGGGTTCTGTTGTTTGATAGTGTTGTGAAGTTAACTCTACCACTATATCTGGTGGTGTCGTATAATGGTTTATAGGTAAAGTAAAAAGAGGAGGAATATAGAGAAATGCCGTGTATTGATTATTTACCAAGTGGAACAAACACGAACGCGCAACAGGTAATATTGAACGATAATCTGAGTAACTTCGGCTCTTATAGAGAAGCTAATAAGGTTAGTGACGAGGAGTTAGAAAACGATACAGCAGAATCTAGCCAAAACAGTGATGATTGCTATCTAGACTTAGAAGCTCTCACCGAGGCTGCTAATGACAAGGAAATTAAAGAGAATATGGCTAGGTTGGCGACTGAATGCGCGGGTCTCTATCCCATAGAGGAGTGCGATACTGAAGATGGAACCTTATTCTAGTTGAGTGTTTTTATTACTGGACAATAAGTAAAACTCCGCAATATCCTGGAATTATCATTTGGAGATTTTCTGCGGTAATTAAATCGACAGAGTGAGTTGAGGCAATGATCTTGGCGTTTTCTGGAGTGGAAAAGCTTTGTTTCTCGTCTGCGAAATTGATGAAAATATAAGCACGTTGACCGGATAGCTCTCTTTTTAATCCAAGAATAAATCCGTTGCCAGTGTTTTGCACGATGCTTAAATTGCCATTTTTAAGAATCGGGAAGGTTTGGCGTAATTTTAGCAGCTTTCGGTGCATATTAAGCAGGGAATCGTTTACGATTTTTTCGCTATCAACGTTAATCTTCGTGTGATTATCATTAATAGGAAGCCAAGGTTTTACACTTGAAAAGCCTGCAAATTGCGAACCATTCCATTGCATTGGCGTGCGTTCCAGATCTCGGCTATCAACAACAGAATTGGCAGGACTAAAATTATCTTGAATGTCATCAGCGGTCAATTCTCCATTCATCATGCCAATTTCGTCGCCGTAATACACCACGCTAATTCCTGGAGTGAGGAGATTTAAGAAGCTGAGGGCGCGGGCGCGTTCTTCGCCCAATCTGGAGGCGACTCGCGGCTGATCGTGATTTCCAATGCAGAAAAATGGCGTGGTTGAGTTCGCTGATTGCAGGTAATTCTCAATTTTTTTCTCAATATTTTTAGCGTGCCATTCGTTGTCGCGATATTCCATAAAAAACGCCGAGGCTTTCGGGTGGACTGTCAGGATTTGGCTGTATTGATGATAAATATCATCCAGCTTATCGTCGGGATAAAATTCAAACACCATTTGCTTGTCGTCATATTCATCGCAAACTGACGCCAATTCTCGCAAATATTCCTGAAAATGCGGTCCCATTTTACAGTGGTCGTGGACAAACGCCCCGTAATCGTTTGGATTGCCATAAAAATCAGGATTTGGAGAGTCGTCTTTAAAGTCGGGATCTTTGGAAATTCCCCAAATTGCATCGATGCGCATTCCATCAACGCCCATATCAAACCAAAATCGCACTATGTTTTTCATTTCGGTGCGCACTTCAGGATTATCCCAATTCAGATCTGGCTGCGTTTTTAAGAACGAATGCAGGTAAAATTGCCCAGTGAGCTCGTCAAATTCCCACGAACTGCCGCCAGACAAACTTCGCCAATTGTTAGGCTCGCTATTATCTTTTCCGTCGCGCCAAACATAGTAATCCCGCTTGGGGTTATCACGCGAAGATCTGGATTCTTGAAACCACGGATGTTGGTCTGAAGTGTGGCAGGGAACGAGGTCAATCATAACCTTAATGTCGAGATCATGGGCTTTTTTAAGGAGTGTCTGGAAATCGTGCATTTTTCCGAAAGTCGGATCAATAGCTCGATAATTTGCGATATCATAACCAAAGTCGGTCAGCGGTGATACGAAGAATGGGGAAATCCAAATCGAATCGATGCCCAGCCATGATAAATAATTCAGCTTCTCGGTAATGCCGTTCAAATCGCCAATTCCATCGCCATTCGTATCCAGAAAACTGCGCGGATAAATTTGATAA